TCTGAGCCGTAGCATCAGCATGGATGCTGTGCTGCTGACCGCTAGCCTGAACATCAACCCTGATGATGCTCAACAGGTGGAAATTACCTTCCGTCCTACTGGTGCTCCTAGCTTTGACTTCAGCACCAGCGCCTGATAAGCTAACCAAGAAGGTGAACACAGCCCTAGCAATGCTGGGGCTTTTTTGTCGCTAAAGTAATAGCAAACCGGATATTTTCCGATCATGCCTGCTTGTCCCGTCAAACTGTCCGCATTGGATCGCCTTAAGAAGGCGGCAAATCTTCAGCCCGTCAAAAAGGTGGTAACCCTTAGCAACGGCGATCAGTTTGAGTTTTACCGTACACCGCTGACGATGGCTGAGCGTGAACGTGCTCAAAAGCCTGCTGGTGATGATGTCAACGCTTTTGCATTGCAACTGCTAGTGCAGAAGGCTATGGATGAAAATGGTCAGCGCCTGTTCCAAGCTGGCCAGATTGCTGAGCTGAAGAATGAGGTGCGTGATGCTGATCTGCAGGCTCTGATGCTAGCAGTGATCAGTGAAGACTCTGAAGAGGACGTTGACGTAAAAAACTAAAACGGGAGCTGAAGCAGGATAACCTGTTGCGGCTCCAATTGGGTGTAGCTAAAGAGCTAGGCTATACCCTTGTCAAACTGAATCAAGAGATGACTTTAGAAGAAGTCATGCTGTGGTCAGCTTATTTTGAGCTGTATAACGAAGAGCAGGAAGCGCGAATGAAACGGCGGCGGTAAACTACTGATAGGTAATGGTGTAAGGCAGTGTCCGTCGTCGCCAACGTAGCAATCAATGTTGATTCGCGTGGCGCACCGGCCAAGCTAAAGCAGGTTGCGGATCGAAGCAAGCAGGTTCAGCAAGCCGTTCGTGGTATGAATGGCACTCTTGATCGGTCTAAACGTGAGTTTAGTGGAGCTGGCAATGCTGCAAGTCAAGCTGCTGGTGGATTTAGCAAGCTAGGAAAAGCCATTGGCGGCATTATTACTGCTGCTGCTGCATTTCAGGGTTTAAAATTTGCGATTGTTAGTACTGCAGAACTTGAAACGCAAACCCGCAGTTTAAAGGTTTTAACTGGTAGTCTTGAAACAGCTCAAAAAATTGTCCAACAACTGCAAGACATTGGTGCAGTAACACCATTTACCAGTACTGAACTTATTGATACAGCTAAGCGTTTGAGTGCGTTTGGCGTTGAGACAGAAAAATTGGTTGATACTACACGCCGATTGGGCGATGTTGCTGGTGCAACAGGCGCCGACCTAGGTGGCATCGCAACAGCTTTCGGTCAGATCCAAGCCAAAGGCAGATTGCAAGGCGAAGAGCTTTTGCAATTGCAAGAGCGCGGCATCGACCTGCAGAGCGAACTGCAAAGAATGTATGGACTGACAGGTGAAGAATTTAGGAAAGCATTAGAAAAAGGCAGATTTAGCGCAGAAGCAGTAGATGTTGCACTGCAGAATCTTACTAATACTGGCGGAAAATATGCAAATGGTGCTATTGCTCAATCAGATACGCTAGCCGGTAAGTTTAGCACTTTGCAGGATGGGATTACCAGAACAGCGCAGGCAATTGGTCAGATATTATCTCCGGCATTGCAAACCATTCTTGAACAAGCGATTGGTGTTGTTAATTCAATCAATAACGCATTGGCAGCAGGTCGTAGGATCCAGCAATTTGGAATTGATGCACAGCAACGCAATCAGCTTTTTCAACAAGCCGGAAAAGAAGCGGAAGAAATAGCTCGTTTGCGTGGTGGCGGCAGGATTGATCCTGCTGTATTTACAAAACTTCGAGATGAGCGTTTTAAGGATTTGATCGAACGATATGGATATGAAACGGGCCAGATCCAAGTAGAAGCACAAGCTCCTACGGTTGAAACGCCCAAAGTCCCTAAATTGCTGGGGGGAAATGGTAATGGCGAAAAAGGAAAGACTAAAAAACCCGAAAAAAGTCTACAGCAACAAGTCGCAGAACTTACTGCCATCAAGCAGATTGAACAAGATATTTCTAACGCACGTTTGGCGGGCAATGAAGTCTTGCAAGCTCAACTTGAAGCATATAAACGTCAACTTGAAATCAAGCATCAGAGCCTAGCGCCTGAACTTGAAGCACTTGAATTAGAACGCAATGGCATTCAACTTAATGAAACTCTTGCAAATCTAGAAAAAGAACGCCTAGAGCGTCTTGCTAAATTCCTTGAAAAGGATACAGAGCAAATTCAAAATCAAACAGAAATCATTAAAAATTATCAAGAAGAGACAAGGATGCTTGAATTGCGAAATACAAAAGGGCAGGAATTTGTTGATAAACTCAAGCAAATAAAAACATTGGTAGAAGAAGGTGGAATGTCATTTGCTCAAGCATTTGATGAAGTTAATCGCAGGGCTGCTGCATTAAAAGAAAAAGTAGACCCATTGAAGGATGTATTTGAACAAATGGCTTCTACCACTGCAACTGCTTTTAGTTCAGCGTTTGATGCTGCTATTGATGGCACAGAGAATTTTGGCATGGCATTGCAAAATCTTGGCCTTGATTTGCTTAAAACTATTAGCAAAATGTTGATCATGTATGGCATCGCTCAAGCCTTGGGTGCGGCTGGTGGAGACGATGGGGTGGGTGTGTTTTCATTCCTTGCCAAAGGTTTCGGTTTTAAAGGTAAAGCGAAAGGTAAAGCGAAAGGCGGCCCAGTTACAGGCGGCACGCCCGACATCGTCGGTGAGCGTGGACCGGAACTATTCGTTCCCAAAGGTTCCGGCACCATTGTTCCGAACGACCGTCTAGGCGGCGGTGTCACCGTTGGAACGATTAGTATTAAGGTAGAAAACACAGGTGAGCAGTTGACGCCAGCAGCTCAAAAACAGTTAGCAGGTCAGGTCCAAGGCATTGTGCTTTCGACTCTTGCTAATGAGCGCCGCAGTGGAGGTATGTTGTAATGCGTTATGTATCCTTTGATAACATCCCGCTGTCTTTTTCTAGCAGTCAAAAGAAAGCGCAGCGCATCCAACGCGCTCAATTCGGGGATGGGTACTCGCAGGTTTTAACCGACGGTCTGAACAGAGACACAGAAACATGGGAATGCCAAACCATTATTATGCCTTTTGAAGAAGTTTATTCTATAGAAAGCTACCTTTTATCCACAAAAGGCCAGGTAATCACATGGACATCACCCTATGACCAAAAAAGTTTTGCACGTCCCATAACATCAGGGCAACTTGACTTGGGCTACACAAATCTTGCATCATTAAGCGTATCAGGATATAGCCGTCCAACCAACTACACTGTAAATTTGGCCACAGGGTTAATTACATCGGTTACTATCCCCGACAACACAATCGTGGATATAACTTTAGCTCTAAACCCGCGTACTTACTTGCTTTCAGATGGTTGGACCATTCAGCCAGCTTTTACGGGCCATGCAAGTTTAAAATTTGAACTGACGCAGGTGTATGTATGACCCAATCACCTCCTAACGCCGAAACATTCAAAACGCAGCTACCGCAGGTCATTGATCTGTTTACGCTGGATATTACGACGTTGCTGCCTGCCGGATCAACCGATCAGGCGATTTATCGTTTTTGCAATTGGACGCAAGTCAACGGGCTAGACATTGTATATCAAGGCAACACCTATACGCCTTTGCCGCTTCAAGCAACGGGATTTGAGCTTAATACTTCTGGGCAACTGGCGCGTCCCACGCTGACCTTTGCAAATGTCGGTTTGGCGATTACTGCGCTGACCAATACATACGATGATCTTGTTGGGTCAACGGTTCAGCGTATTCGCACTTTAAGCACCTACCTTGACGGATTGCCTGGTGCGGATCCTGATGCCTATTGGGGGCCTGATGAATGGGTCGTTGAGCAAAAAAGCAGCGAGAACAAACTTGCGGTTTCATTCCAACTTGCGATTCCGTTTGACCTAGAAGGCCGTGCGTTACCTGGTCGCCGTCTGTTACGGGAACAATGCCAATGGATTTACCGCAGTGATATTGGGTGCCATTATGACGGATCATCGTATTTTGACGCCAACGACAATCCCGTCAGTTTTCTGGAGCAAGATGTATGTGGTAAGCGGTTGGCCAGTTGCCAGCTACGATTTGGTGATGGTGCGCGAATTCCGTTTGGCGGCTTTCCTGGTCTCGTCGATTCTCAGGGTTGATCATGTTATCCACGTTTTCTAATCCACTTACATCACGACAGCGAGCACAGATTCGCGGTTATGCGGAAGCCGCTTTTCCATCCGAAGCTTGCGGCTTTGTACTTGCCGATGGAGCAGTGGTTGAGTGTGCTAACACGTCTACGGTGCCAGACCAGTTTGTGATCAGTGCTGCTGACACTGCAAAATATCTGGATGATGCTGTCGCTTCATGGCATAGTCACGATGATTATGCAGCGTTGAGTTTTGCGGATGTAAATGCGTCAAAAGCGTTGAACCTGCCTTATGCGGTGTGGAACTGCGCTAGTACCGAGATCTTTTACTACGACCCACGTCAGTCTGCCGGATTGCTGAATCGCCCGTGGATGTATGGCGGCTATGACTGCTACGCGGCAGTTCGTGACTGGTATTTCCAGCAGATGGGCGTTGAGATGGGAGATTACGAGCGGTTGTATGAAGGCGAGTGGAAGCAGCGCGGGTTTACGCACTTTGAAACCAATTTTGCAAAGGAAGGGTTCGTGCAGATCCCCAAAACCGCACCGTTGGAACGTGGCGATGTTTTGCTGTTCCGTATCCGCAATCAGTACACCTGCAACCATGTCGCTGTCGTCGAAAGCCCTGATGCCAACCAGATCTATCAGCATTTGTTTGATCGGTTGTCTGGAGTGATGCCCTACAGCGGATATTTCCGCGATAATACATACATGGTGGTGCGACGCGAGGGCTGATGGTCACGATCCGATTGCTAGGGGAAGCAGGTCGCCGCTTTGGTCGCAGGTTTCAGCTTGCCGTAAAAACACCAGCCGAAGCGATGCGGGCATTGTGCATCCAGATCCCAGCACTCAGGCAGTATTTGCTGGAGTCAGGCGAAAAGGGTATCAACTGGCGCGTTGTAACCGAGCATCCCGACGGGCTAGATGAAGAGCAGTTGTTGTGGCCAATGAGCAAACGGATGGTGCTCGCGCCATTACCGGCTGGACGTGGTGCCACTGGAAGGATTATTGCTGGGGTTGCACTGATTGCGGCGGCAATTGCCTTTGGTCCTGGCGGTTTCCTAGCAGGTTCTATTTTTGGTTTCACGCTTGGAGCCGCTGCGGCAACTGCTATCGGCTCAATCGGCTTTTCACTCGCTTTTAGCGGTGTTGCAGAGCTGCTAACGCCAACACCCAAAATGCCGAATGTCAAAAATGTAGGCGGCAGTTCGGTTTCAGGTCGTGACGAATCAGAACAACTCAATTCGTTTACATTCGACAAATCCAACGCAAATACGATACAAGGAGATGTCGTTCCCGTTCTTTACGGTGAGCGCATTGTCGGGTCATTGCCCGTCCTGTCCTTCGGCCTTGAACTGCAGAATTACTTGTGATGGAAGACTTCAATAAAAACCAAGAGCTGCAGGTCAAGGGTGCCAAGGGTGGCGGTGGCTCGTCCCGAAAGGTTGTCCAAAACGTCACGGTTGTTGCGCCAACTCGTCAACCTGTCATTGCAGAAGACAACTTATTTTCTGTTGCATTTGCCAAAACGGTTTATGCCGTATCGGAAGGAATTATTGAAGGATTTCCCAATAGCCCCGAAAAAGACATTTATCTTGACGGCGTTCCAATTCAAAACCCTGATGGCACCAACAATTTTGAGGGGTACACATCTGATTATCGCTTCGGTGAAGATGAAACCCAGACGCCGATTGAAGGGTTTAGCACCACTGAAAACACGGAAGGCGTTTCAACAGAAATAACACAAGCTGTTGGCCCAATTATTCGTGCAATTACTGATACCGATACGGAGCGATGCCGTGTAATTATTTCGCATCCTGCATTGCAAGAACAGAACGAACAAAATGGCGACATAAGTGGCACGTCTGTACGTTACAACATTGAAGTCAACTCAAATGGCGGGCCTTATACGAGTGTTTTTGATGATGGATATGTTGAAGTTAGCGGCAAATCAGATAGCGAATTTCAGCGAGCCTATGAGTTTGCGTTGCCTGGTAGCGGCCCGTGGAACGTGCGGGTTTCTCGCGTAACGGCAGACAACGATTCTGTCTATATTCAAAATTCAATCTTTTGGCAAAGTTTTGTAGAAATTATTGATGAAAAGTTTGCCTACCCTAACACCGCACTACTTGCGTTAAAAATTGACGCACGGCAATTCAATTCAATTCCAGATGTATCCGTCAAACTTCGGGGTAAGCGTGTTCAGGTTCCGACTAACTACAATCCCGAAACTCGCACTTACACCGGAGTCTGGGATGGCACGTTCCAGATGGCATGGACCGATAATCCAGCGTGGATCTTCCGTGACATTGTTTTAAACGAGCGTTTTGGTGTCAGGCGGTATGTCAATTCAATCGCAATCGACCCTTGGTATCTCTACACCGTTAGCCAGTATTGCGACGAGTTGGTCCCTGATGGTGCAGGTGGTTACGAGCCACGTTTTACATGCAATGTTTACCTGCAGAATCCTGGCGGCGTTTATGAAGTTCTCAATGCGCTAGCGTCATGTTTCCGTGGCCTGATTTATTACAGCGAAGGGCAACTGTATTTAACGCAAGATCGCGCTCAACTTCCTGTCCAGCAATTCAGCGAAGCTAACGTGATCCAAGATGTTGGCGAAAACGGTGAAGTATCTTCGCCCTGTTTTAATTACAGCGGCACTGCGCGAACAGCGCGTAAGACTGTTGTTCTGGCGAACTGGGACGATCCAAATCAGGTTTATTCTAGTGTTACTGAATACCAGCAAGATGATCAACTGCTGGAGCGTTTTGGGTATAACCCAATTGATCTTCGGTTGCTTGGAGTAACATCACGCGGCCAAGCATTACGCGCAGCAAAACATACGTTATTTAGCAATCGGTACGAAACTGAGCGTGTCAGCTTCCGTATTGGTGCCGAAGGTCTTGCTGCTGGTGTCGGTGAAGTAATTCAAATTGCCGATCCACTGAAACAAGGTCAACGCCTTGGCGGGCGAATCAGGGCAATCAATGGAAACACGATTACGCTTGATGCAAAGTTAAATTTAAGCGAAAGCATTGATTACACATTAACGCTGGTCGTTCCCGACGGGGAAACAGAAACAAATCCTGACGGAAGTATTACTACAAGACCCAAGTTGCAGGTTCTGAATCTGGTTAGCTTTACCGATGTTGGAGAAGAAATTGGTGAGCGAAATATCGTTACTCAATCTGGCGACTTTTTCGTAACACAACAGGGCACTGATTTTATTGTTGGTATTGTTCGCACATCAGAAGAAACAGAAACCAAGATTGAGCTTGATGGCGTTATTGATTCTCAAGTCGGCGCCTTGTGGGTGCTGGAATGGTCTGAACTTAATGCAGCACTGTATAAAATTATTTCCGTAGCAGAAATCGACCCGCTAATTTACCAAGTTGAAGCTGTTCAGTACAACGACAGCAAATTTGCTTATGTCGATAACGATCTTCCGATTGCCGTACCAAAAGATCGCTTTACCATTTCAAGCGCAACAGCACCGACAAACCTTTCGGCGGCACTGCGTTATTCCAATGGTCAAACATCAATCCGTGCAACATGGAAAGCACCACAAAGAAATGATGCAACCGATCTTTTGATTCGTGGTTACAGATACCAATGGCGCAAATCTGGCGATACCGAATGGTCCGAAATGGCGCAAACTGCAACAACCAAAGTTGAAATTCCACTTTCGTTGCATGTTTTTGGTAACAGCTATCAAGTCCGTGTCGCATCAACCAATCGTTTGGGCAGCCAATCTGACTGGCTTGTATATGATGTTGATGCTTTTGAAGCAATTCCAGATCTCTCAGACGCTGAGTACAACGCCGTCGTTCGCCACCAAAACCAACCAGACGGCACTCAACTACTGATTGTTGATTCTGGTACGTGCCCAATTCCAGAGCGAGTTTCGGGTTATCGGTGCTGGGCAAAACCAATTGATGTGCCAACAGTCATTCCAGGCGTCAAAGAGCCTGATGCTGATGGCTGGTACTTCTTGGCTGATATTCCGTTGACGGGATATTACACGATTGCTTTCCACGCTCCAGGTGATTGGCAGCTCCGTGTTGCATTTACAAGTTCAATTTTTGGCGAAAATCCAGCGGATTATCTGTACGACACGGTGGATCGTGAAGAGATCGTGCCGCCAACGCCAACAAATTTCAGTGTTGTTGAGAATTACAACGGCAGCGGCAAGCGGTTTAGTTGGCAAGTACCACTTACAGAATACGGAAGCTGGGATCAAAACACAGTTGCCGATATTGTCGGCTATGAAGTGCGTTACAAGCAGGGCAGTCTTGTCAATAGCAGCCCATCTGAAACGTGGGAAGCAGGCATTGAATTGGCATCTGGCGGATTACCCGCTCAGCAGCAGTGGTTTGAAACTGCCTTGTTTGACTCTGACCAGTGGGTCGTCATGGTTAAAACCGTTGACGCAACGCAATGGCGTTCAGATGACCCTGCATACATTCTTGTCAACATCACGGCACCGCCAATTAACAATGCAGTGCAAACGATTAACGCAAAAACGCAGGGTGCAGGAAACTGGCCAGGTGACTACGACAACTGCTCTGTTGTTTCTGGCGACTTGGTTCAAACCGATGCAACGCAAGACAGCACGTTTACATGGACATTTGACAACAACAATCTTGAAAGCGCACTGCTGCTAACAACAACGGCTGATGCAACCTATCAGCATCAAATTGCTGCATTGACCGGTGAAGCGATTGAAGTAACGCAAGAAGATGATTTTAACATTTTGCAAGAAAATGATGACAAGCTTTTGGCTGAACAGCGGTTTTACACCGAATCGGAACTTTCGGAAGGCGGTGTTTTGCATCCCTACGCGCCATACGAAAAACTACTTGCAGACTTGTATCGCGTCAGGACACTGTTCAAGAGTCCCGATGGCGGTTCAACTGCTGGAGAGATTACAGCATTAACGGCACAGCTTGATTACGCTGATGTGGTTGAAAAGATCAATGATGCCGCAATTTCCAGTGCTGGAACGGCGGTAAGTTTGACGAAAACATTCCGCAGCGTAGAAAGCGTTGCCATCACTGCACTACAAACAGGTGGCTCAACTGCTGTCACGGCAGTTATAGTGAGTAAAACGACCAGTGCTGTTACAGTGAAGTGTCTCGACTCATCTGGCAGCGCAGTTGCCGGCACTGTTGATCTCATCGTTACTGGGTACTGATGGCAGACGCACGTATTTCTCAGCTCCCAGCAGCTACAACGGTTGCGAGCGCAGACATCATTCCATTTAGCAGTATTAGCGCGAGTGAAACGCGCAAGATTACGGCTCAAAATCTGGGTATTGTCCTGACGCAACTAGGGCTAACAGTTGGTTCAACTCAGCCTTCATCACCCTATAACGGTCAGCTCTGGGTCGATACGGCTACAAACCCACCGATTTTAAAGGTGTGGAACGGTGCGACGTTCACCATCGTCAGCTTCAGACCTTCGTCTTCAGTTATTACCAATCCGGCTGCAACCGCACCATCAAGTCCGGTATTGGGTCAGCTTTGGCAGGACACGAGTCAGACGCCTGATGAGCTGAAGATGTATGACGGCAGCGGCTGGGTGCGTGTTGATCCTGATGGCATCACACAGACTGCTGCTGATGCGCGATATTTGCAGATTACTGCTGCTGCATCAACGTATTTGGCGTTGTCTGGCGGTACGCTTACCGGCAATTTGACGCTAGTGGGTGCGCCAACTACAGACAATATGGCATCCACCAAAAAATATGTGGATGATCAAATTGCAGCAATTCCTGGAGCAAGCGATCCAACTCCGGCTGGAACGATCATTTATTCCGCTAGGTCTACTGCACCAACTGGATACCTGAAGGCAAACGGCGCAGCGGTTAGTCGTACCACGTATGCAACGCTGTTTGCTGCAATTGGCACGACTTACGGCGCTGGTAATGGCTCAACGACGTTTAATGTGCCCGATCTACGCGGTGAGTTTATTCGTGGCGTGGATGATGGTCGCGGTGTTGATTCTGGCCGCACGTTAGGTAGCACGCAGACCGATCAGAACAAAAGTCATACGCACACAGCTACATCAACGACCACGCAAAGCGCGCATAGTCACACTGGTACGACTAACTCGGGCGGCTCGCACAACCATACGTTTACCGCTGGTACTGGGACACTTACAGGTGACGATGAAGAAGATGGCGTGTGGTATCGAGGTGATTTATCTTATACCTTTCAGGAATCAACCAGCACTCATGCCGGTCACACGCACTCGTTTACTACAAATTCCGCGACTGCAACAAGCACCACTACAACAACCGTAAACGCTGACGGTGGCACGGAATCACGTCCCAGAAACATCGCCCTGTTGGCTTGTGTCAAGACTTGAGCATCCTAGTAGAATACAAATACTGACGGCGTTCTCATGGCAAACGTAAAAATCACCGACCTAACGGCTTACACCGATCCGGATGCCACCGATGTGCTTCCGATTGTTGATGTTGTCGCGGATGTCACGAAAAAGGTCGCTATTGGTGATCTGCTAAAGAATGCCAGCAGTGGAACGGCCGCTGCACCCGGCATTGCGTTTGATGGCGACTCCAACACCGGCATCTACCGCCCCGGCGCAGACCAAGTAGCGGTAGCAACTAATGGCACGCAGCGACTAACAGTTGATACCGCAGCAACTACTTCAACTTTGCCTGTAGTTCATCCCCTTGGTGCAGTTGGTACGCCAAGCATTACCTTCACCGGCGACCTTAATACTGGATTTTATAGCCCAAGCGCTGACACTTTGGCTGCGGTGACGGCAGGCGCAAACAGGCTTCACATCACGGACGCAGGGCTCGTAGGCATAGGGACTAGTTCGCCTGATAGAAGACTGACAATAGAAAGCGCTCCTGACACCGTAGGAGCAACAAACGGAATATCAAGTATTATCTCAAACCCTGGCCTCACTGCTGCTCAAATTAACAGCACAACAATTGGTATGGGGAACTCCGGGTTCGTAAATAATTTTGGAGGAGATACACATATGCGTTCTTTCTGGGGCGTTTCAATTGACAAGGGCGCAGGAAACATAGGCAGTGGCGCTAGTAATACCGTAAATGCAGATTCTAGAACATTTGCTATTCGACAATATGCTGGTGGAACAACATGGAACACACAGTTCTGTGTTAACGGCTCAGGCAACGTAGGGATTGGCACTACTGACATACCTGCTGATACCAATTTTGCGGTTCTTGGAAATTTCCAAACAGGTTTTTATCGTAATGTTACAAGTGGGAATAGAGGCTATCTTCTTAATATCGGAGCTAAAACAACTACCGGATTTGCCGATGGTGGAACTATTACTGGTGTTGTAGAAAGCGGAGATTCGACTGGGCATCTTACGTTTGGCACAAGAACAAGCGGGACGGTTACAGAAAAAGTCAAGCTGGACTCCAGCGGCAGGCTCTTAGTTGGTACGTCTAGTGGCGTTAGCACCGGCTCATCCGTACAGGCTGCATTGCAAGTTGTAGATAACAACAATTTGCACGCTGCTTTTCGGATGAATCGCAATGATTCTGCCGGACCTACAATCGCATTTGGAAAATCAAGATCAACGTCTGACGGTGGGTTTGCAGTTCTTCAATCCGGGGATGAGCTAGGAACAATTCGCTTTGCTGGTGCCGACGGTGGAGATCTTCAGACACAAGGGGCCAGTATTGCTGCTTACGTAGACGGCACCCCTGGCGCTAACGACATGCCAGGCCGCCTAGTGTTCTCCGTTACTGCTGATGGCGCGTCATCACCAACTGAAGCGATGCGGATTAAGAACTCCCGCATCCTTAATTTTGCCAACACGCCCACTTATGCTGACAACACAGCAGCCAAAGCCGGTGGATTGGTAGACGGTGACGTTTATCGCAAGTCGGATGGCACCTTGATGATCGTCTACACCTGATGCCTGCGCCAGTTAAATCGCCTGATCCAAGCAAGCTCTGGTGCTGTGGCTGTCAACAGTTTTTACCGTTTGACAGCTTTTGGCCAGACAAGCACGCAGGCGCATACCGCGTGGGTCCAGATGGCAATCGTCGCAGCGCACGTTGCAAGGAATGCCGCAACAAGGAATACATCAAGATTGACCCACGCAAAAAGCTGTTGTACAACGCGAACAACAGAGCCAAGGATCGAGGGCTTGACTGCGACCTGACCGCTGACGACATCGTTATCCCTGAACTTTGCCCTGTGCTTGGCATCCCGCTTCAAGCAACAGTCGGTCAAGGCAGGGTTTCTATGAAAGACAACTGGAACGCACCGACCTTGGATCGCATTGATTCCAATGGCGGCTACACCAAAGGCAACGTCATGGTCATTTCGGCTAGGGCGAACTTCCTCAAGAACGACGCCACACTGGAAGAAATGCAGGCAATTCTTCGCTACATGGAGAGTCACCAGCCACGGTGACGAGTCCCCTTCAATACTGACCCTGGCGCAACTGTAGTAATGTGGTAGGGCAGCGAGTTCTCAGCTCCTGCCCCCGGCCACAGTTCCCTAGAAACCATGACCAACCAAGAGTATTGCGAGATCAACGCCTCCGACAACGACGAGGACGTGACCAAGCTTGTTGAGCACGTTGCCGAGAAAGTCGATGGCGTGACCATCAAGATGAAAGAAGGCGGCTCGATCAAGATGACGGGTGGAGCCAGCATCACTATGAGTGCCGATGGCGGCATCAAGATTGGCTGAGCTTCTTAGTCACTTGCTCTACTAAATATGAACGCTGACAACAAACGTTTTATCAAGCAGTTTGTGATGGATCGTCTCTGGAGCGACACCGACAAACTTCGCGTGGATTTGAACACTTATGCCACCGCTCGCAACATCGACTCATTTGAGGCAATGGAGGAGTACGAGTACCAGGTGGAACGCATCCAAAAGATGCTCGCTTGCTACTGACTAGTCTTTGACGTTACTGCGCTTCGGTTGACCACCCTGTGTGCTCCTGCAGCTTCTGCACTACAATGCCAACAGGCATTTCATATCCATGACGACCACATTCACTTGGGCCATCGCCAACCTTGAACGCCACACCGCTGATGGAGTGGTATATACCGTGCATTACACCGTGAATGCCGATGATGGCACCTACTCGGCTGGTGCGTACGGCAGCCTTGGCCTCGAAGCACCTGAGCCCGACAGCATGATCCCGTTCGATCAACTCACTGAAGAAGTGGTGGTCGGCTGGGTCAAGGACAAGTTCGGCGAAGAGAAAGTTGCCGAGATTGAGCAAGCACTGCAAGCCCAGATCGATGAGAAGCATGCGCCAACAAAAGCTGCTGGTGTGCCATGGGGCTGATAAAATAGAGAAAACACGAAAGAGCGATGACACTCGGACTCAAAGCTGGCTATGAGGTTGCTGATCTTGGCAGCTTGACTGAGGCGGGTGTCACCGACTCTCAGGTCACCACAGGGCTGAATCTTGCGTTTCAGGTTACTGTCGCAAGCGTTGGCACAAGTGTAACAATTCGACTTGAGGGCAGTGTTGACGATGAAAGCTATTTCAATCTCGATGAAAGCGAGACTGATACAACGCTGACCGCAAACGGCACTTATGGATATGCGCTAAATGGCTGCCCAGTCAAGCATGTTCGTTTGCGTATTGTGAGCATCGATGGCGGTTCCCCAACCGTGAGCGCCAAAGTCGGCTCAATGTAATGAAAAATTTACGAACCAGCATCAACACCGGAATCCGCAGCAGCGTCGCTGGCGGCCTTGCACTGCTTGCGATCTTGGCATCTCAACAGAGTGAAAAGCTCATGACCCAAGCGGGCAGGTTGATTGCCTTGAATCGGTAAAATAAGGTTGATGGAGCTTAGGGGCGCATTTTGATCGAAATCTACGCCGCGATCCTCGGTGCATCGATCGGCATTGCTGGTATGTCGGTATCCGGCTTCACCAAGCGCACAAGTGAATCGCGTGAAGCTGTTGTGAGATTGACAATGGCAGTAGAGAGTATCGCTGGCAAGTTGGAAGAACTACATCAAGACATGAAAGCAGACCGCAAGGAGATTTATACTCGCCTTAATCACCACGGCGAAAGGCTTACTGTGCTGGAAAACAAGGCGCGCTAAGATTCAGGTACGAGTTACCTCAACCCATGCACCTCGAAGAAATCCTTTCCAGCCCGATCACTTGGATCGTTGTGGCTGCTGCATCTGAGATCATTGCTCTGTCGCCACTGCGCGATAACAGCGTGATCCAGCTTGTGTTTCATGCACTCCGCAGCCTGAAAGCAAAAAAGGGCTGATCCCTGCTGATGGCCGTTGGCTTTGGCGTTTCAGCACACGTTCTGACTGGGACGAGGTGCAGCGTGCCATCCAGCGTCGCAAGTTCGAAGCCACACTGAAGCCACGGCTTGATGCTGAAATCGAACGCTGGCATCGCAGTCAACCGCCAATGACACCGCCGCCAGTGCGGCTTGATGACCTACACATCCGCGCACCTTGGTATGAGCCCGACGACACCGATCCGGCTGATTGATCTGTTCCGCTACTAC